AAGCCCAGAAGCTCATAGATCCGGTAGGCATATTCCGCGTCGTCCTCGGCCTTCTGCGCTTTGGTTCGGTGGCCCTTGGCGCCGTACTCATCCTGCATCTCTGCCGCTTTACGAGCGACGGGCAGCAGGACCTGTGCCGGGTCCCGGTTGAACTGGGACCGGTAAATAAAGCACCAGGCAAAGCTCGTAGAAAAGCTCACCTGCTTATCTCCAAAAGTAAGTGTTTTGATCATGGCATTTTTCCTCCTGAGAAAAAGCCGCGGGAGTTTTGACGCTCCCGCTGCCTAAGATAGGCTGCACCCAGTCATACCCGTCAAGCCGTTGCTGTCTGCTCATAAGGCGTAGTACCGTACCATTTGTCATAGGCGGCGTCGCCTTCCTCTGCCCGCGCCTTGACATTTCCGTTGTCCAGGCGGGGAAGAGCGGTGATCTTGATTTCAGGCTTGTTCGGCTCCACCTTGTCTTCCTTGGTGGAGGATCCAACCGACGGACGCTCCGCTGTGCATCTGTAGAACAGATGCCTGCGCTTCTTTGCGTCGCCCTTGAATTCAAAGGCAAGCGCAAACTCCTTCGGAATAGCTTCGGCGTTCTCGATTATCGCCCCATTCGTATCCTTGACATATCCCATGACGCTCGTCAGAAAGTCCTCTGGAGCGTCAGCGGACGTCAGGGATCCGGAATAGCCGGTGTTGGATACGCCGTTATAGTAGACAGAGTCATCGGCATAGAAGGGGTCATTAGATCCCTCCGGATCCATCTTAATCTCTGTCGCTCCGGGCCAGTTGATCACAGTACCGTAGGTCGGTACACCCTCGTCACTGGTTGCGGTGATAGGCCAGATATGGACGTTTTTCAGGCCGTAGGTCACCTTATTCTTTGTAGTATTAGCCATTTACTATTACCTCCGTGCTATACATCACACCGTATGCGTCAGCACCGTCATACCGCGTGTCCTCTTTTGTGTAGGCCAGATCAGCGTCATCAAGCATCTTCTCGATGACTGCCTCTGCATCGATGTCCTTCATCTTACTGTCATACTCCAGATTCAGACGCTGTACCCGCACATAGTTCCGATCGTCCGCCCGGGTGTCGTCCCGATCCGGATAATCAAAAAGGAGATAGGGCGTCTTTATAACGTCCTTCTCCCCTTCGTCATAGTAGTGATACCCGCAGCCGAGCGCCTCAGCGATGGAAGCAACAAAGGCCGCGATCTCTTTATAGGTCATTGCCGCCTCCTAACTCAGAAGGTCGAGATTCTTCTGGATCTTTTCCTCCAGCTCACTGTCGAGATTCTGCGTAGACGGGCCCACGTGTGCAAATGCCGGAGCCTGCCCGCGGTTCTTCTTGTAGGCGACCACTCTGTGGCCCTTTTCCAGCAGATGCACCAGTCCGGGCACGCTGCCGTTGTAGATCGTGCACTGCACGCCCATCGCCCGCACCTGTTTATCTATCTGCCAGCCGCCTTTATAGCGTTTGCCGCCGATACCCGCGGACCCCGCTTCCTGTCGGATCCGCTTCCGGAGATCGTTCGCTTCGTCCTCGACGGCAAGATTGATAGCCTTTGTCGCTTTGTCGCCGTAGTCCTTCAGCAGCTGCATAAGCTCGGACTGCATATCATCAACATCGCATCGAATCGTATCAGACACCTGCACGCTCCTCCACGTAGAGCTCGAGATTGTCGTCCTTGCGGGCGTAGGTGCGGTACACCGAGTACCGCTTGCCCTTGTATTCGACAACCTTCTCGCCCTCATAATCAGGGCCGAACATTACAAAAACATACTGCGGCTGCAGTCCGGCCTGTCCCGCGTCAAAAAACTCCTGCCGCGTGACCGACTGGACATTCACGAACACGTCGCGGCGGGACTCGGTTCCGGACTCTATGCCGTAGGCGTTTTTCTCCTTCGTCACGCTGATCAGCGTGACCACCTCACTCCTGTCCATCGTTCTCGCTCCATGTCGTGTGCCCGGTATGAGTCGCCAGCTGGGCCTTTTGCTCGTCGTAGGACGCTTTCAATCGGTCGTACTGGTCCGGCTCGCCGAAGTTTGCCTTGCAGTAGGTTGTTACTGCCCGGATGATCAGAGGATCGTCTTCCTTGACCGTAGTTACGCCAGCCACCTCCAGATCAGCCTCTGCTGCCTTAATGAGACCAGTGATCTCATCGTCAAAGGCAGAAGTGGAGATCCGGAGTGCCAGCTTTACTGCTTCCAGCATCTCCGGATCACCCCCTCACATTAAGCATCTGTCTGGCTGATGATCTGCATACCGGCGACAGAGGTCAGATCTGCACCAGCGGTCTGCAGGCCACGAATCGCGATCTGGTTGGTGGAGAAGTACTCGCCACCCTCGTCGGTCTCAATCTGGTAGTTGTCCCACATCGGCATATCGACAGTTCCAGGCTGACCATAGAGCTGAGTGCCTGCCTTCAGCTGATCCAGCACGCGGAAGCGGACAGCGAGGCCGCCCTCCGTGATGGTGCCGGAGGTAGTTGTGCCAGCGTCAAAGGAGATCTCATACAGAGCCTTCTTCTCGTTGGTGCCCCTGATCTTGCCGAGTGCTGCAAGGTCCTCCTGTGCAAGGTAGAGCACGGTGTTACCCTTACCCGCGATAGCACGGAAGCCGAAGGCAACACTGCGCAGGTAGTCGGCGTCCAGCTTGTAGGTCTTCTTAACTGCGAGACCGGAGGCCTGGATCGCCGCTACAATCTTCTCGGCTGCCTTCACACGGAGAGCAACCAGCGCGGAGTTGCGGATCTGGCCCTGGTAATCCAGAGGCGTCATCTTCTTGACCTGATTGGAGACAGTGTCGAGCACGCCCCACTCAGCCGGGTTGATGGTTACGGTGCCGAACTCTGCGCCTGTGCCGGCGATCTTCTCGCCGTCAACGACGTCAGCAGCGACGGCGTCCTTGGTCTTGTAGCCGACCACCCAGGAGCCGTTACCGGTCAGAGCGACAGCGTTGACATCGTCCACGATGCTGTCAGCGACAGCGGCGAGGCCGTTGATTCCGGTAGCCTTGGTAGGCTTTGCGATCTGGCCGGTGCCCAGGAGAGCACGGGTTTCCATGCGTCCGTTCTGAATGAACTCCTGCGCGGATCTCTCCTCTGCGGAGATCTCTGCGGACTTGCCGGTCTCAATGACCTTGCCGGCGCCACCGTTTACTCTGCCGATGAGAGCGGAGCGCTGCTCTGCAGCTGCCTGCAGCTCCTTAGCGCGAGCCTCCAGCGCATCGACTTCCTTGTTGAGAGCATCGAAGTCTGCGTCAGCCTTCTCTGCTTCGGTCTTGATCTCAGCCTTGCGGGCCTCGACCTGCTCCATTGTGAGCTTCTTGATTTCCTCGATAGTCATAATTATTTTCTCCTCATAATGACTGTGCAGTGACTATATGTGTCTATGAGTTCAGGTCACTCCGCCCTGCAGGTGCTTGCTCCAGCCGCCTGCACACTCATAGCTAAACGCCGCGAGTAATACGGCGATTAACCCAGTTTTAACCGGAGCAGGAGCTTCTGCTTCTCCCGTTCCTTCTCGGCAGCCTTGATCGCGCCCTCCTGCGCTGAGAAATAATCTCGGGCAGAGGCGACATCTGTCGCCGGGTTAGCCGGGAAAGTAACCGGAGAGACATCGTAGATCTTCTGGAAGGCATCGATCACGCGCGTATGCGTCTCCGGCTCGTAGTGATCAGCTTCAACGACAAAAGCAAAAGAGGCCTGCGGGTAGTTACCCGCTGCAATGTCCTCCGCTATGCCGCGAGAGTTTGCTGTCTTGGACAGGTCTGCCTCGAAGTTCAGGCCAGTGCTGTCCACCGTGACCTTGAGAGTGCCGGCGGACGTTCTAGCATACACCGGACCTCTGTGATCAATACGGAAGACCACATCAGACATATCGCAGGACGCGAAAGCGTTCGGCTCGATACGCTCCTGATACTTGATGCCGTCCATCTCGAAGAGAGTATAAGGATCGAAGGTGGCGGCATGGCCGTGCACCTGATACTTCTGGTCGTCGCTGCCACTGCCCTGTGCAGCGGAAAGATCAAAAGACCGATACTCCCGTTCAGTCTTTTTTGCTGTCGTCTGTCCCATTGCCTTTGTCTCCTTCCGACTTCTTGGAAGCCGCTGCAGCCTGATCGGCTGCAAACTTTTCAATGTTGTGCTGTGTATAGGCTGTCTTATACTGCCGGTAGATCTTCCTGGCCTGCCGGATCTGCTTATTCATTTCACGCTTGACGGCCTTAATCCTGTTCCGGAGGGCCTTCTTCTGCTTCTCGATCTTGGCCTTCTCTTCCTTGGACTTGCCAGTAGTGTCGAGGTTATCGATCTGCTCCTCCTGCTTATCCACCCAATCGGCCACGGTGTCTTTAAGGTCCGCGATGTTACTGTCAACCGCATTCTTCGCGTTCTGGAGGATCTGCTTCTCCTTTTCAGAGTAGCCGGTCTTCTTAGTCGTCTTCCTAGAGGACGACTTCTTGGTCGTCTTCCTAGAGGACGACTTCTTCCCGCTGGACTTCTTTTTCTTCTTATTCGTGCCGTTCTTGATGGCCTGGAGTTTCCGGTGCTTCATGTAATACTCATGAGCTTTGTCCGGGTCATAATATTTCGAGGCATAATTGCCGTCTGTCTTCCTTTTCCGGCCACGCTGGCGTTCTTCCAGATCAATCTGTTCCTGTTCCGTCATCGCCGTCCTCCTCATCTTCATCGAACTCACCGTCATTGGCCCGGTCGAGGATCTCCTTCATATCATCGATGAGGCTGTCGAGCTGCTCCTGGAAGTCATCGGTCATGTCAACGACTTCATCGTCCTCATCATCGAAGTCTTCCTCATCAGCTTCCTCGTCCTCCGGATCGCTATCGAGATCATCAGCACCAGCTGCATCATCATCCACATCGTTTCCAGCGTCTCCTTCGCCGAGATCATCGTCTTCCTCATCGGATTCATCATCTACTTCGTCAGAGCCATCCAGATCAGGATCACCAAGATACAGGTCATCAGTATTGTCTCCATAGTCCTCCTCCTCATATCCATCGTCCATGTCCTCGTCGAGATCGACAGGCTGGCCATCGTCTCCGTACTGCTGGACGTAATACTCGCCACGGATGATTGTCTTGTTGCCGTCAGGCAGATCCGGCAGGTTCAGGATCCGACGCGCCTCGTTCTGCATCAGCTCGCCCCGGTCGGATGCCATCTGGATCAGCTGGATCTTGTTCTGCGTGCTCATGTAGGCCAACCGGTCCGCAGAGAACTGCAGCCGGTTCCCGCTGGACTGCTCACGCTGCGAGAAGAGCATATTCGTGATCACGTCGGCCAGCTGAAGAGCAAAAGGCTCCACAGCGCCCTCGTAAAAGGCGTCTAGGTCGTCCGCGTTCGCGGAGTTGCTGAGGATCTTATCGTTGACGCCGAAGTAGTTGAACACCCGGCTCTCAATCGCCTTCTGCTGGTCCGCGTCAATGCTGTACTGCTTATGATCAAGCTCCCTGATATCCTTATAGGTCGACGGGAAGAGCAGAAGGCCGCCGCCGGCGTTCTTCTGCAGGTTCTCAGTCGTAAACCGCTCCCGCTCTTTTGCCAGGTCCTCCGGCTTAGCAAAGTTCCCGAGGGTCGCCATAAAGCGATACGTCGCGGAGTTCTTCGCGGCCTCCTGGATCCCCTGCCGCTGGATGTCAATCAGCTCCAACGTAGCGTCCAGAGCACTGTTACCGGTTCCAAAATAATCGGATAAATACTGGAAGCGCGTCATGATCCCAATGTGGGAGAGCTCATCGCTTGCCACATTGCCATTAGAGAACCGCAGCCGCAGCCACGGCACGCCGTTGACATCTACAAGCTCGAAGTCCGAAGGCACGACCAAAGAGATCCCGGTGATGTCATAGGTTGGAGAGTATACAGGCACAATAAAAGCGGTGCACTGGAGATCCAGCACAACGCTCACCCGATAAAGGAACTGGCTCCACACCTGCCAGGAGTTCGGCCGCATCATCAGTCTCTTCTGGAGAGAGGACTGCGCGGATCCAGTGAGGACCGGCGACAGCTTGCTAATGTGCCGCGCCCTGGCGTCAACCGCAGCACGGACCAGATCAGACTCGAAAGCATCCCCGCTCCAGCGCTTCCAGGAGGCATCCGTATAATTGTTCAGTGTGATCCACTGCTGTCCGGACGTGTCTTTCCCACGCGGACCGAAGATCTTCTCGAAAAGTCCCATTTACTCATTCCCCAGCTGCCCGCCGATCTGGTCGTACCATTTCTGGCGGACGCAAAAAGCATCCGAAAGCGCCGCGGTGCCGTCGATATGCGCGGTCGGTGACATCTTGATCAGCTTTACCTTGTTCGTTTCCGTGTCCATTTTCAGCGCCGCATCCAGCAGGTGGATCTTCAGGAGATCGTTGTCTCCGATGTGCACCTTGCCGTCTTTCATCAAGCCCTCCATCTCCCGGAGGACTGGCGTCAAGTTAAAGCCCTGGTAGACGTCGTCCATGTGAAATCCGTAGCTCTCCATGTCCTTCACCAGGTTCTGCGCCATCCACTTGTCATACCCGACCTGCAGCGGATAAATCTCGTACTCTTCTACCAGGCTCTTAAACCACCGGAAGCAATCGTCGTAATCCACGAAATTTTCTCCCGACAGCTGCAAAATTCCGCGCTGCACATATGCCTGATACGGGATTCCATCTCGCTCTGTTGCCTCCTGCAGCTTTTCTGCCGGTAAAAAAAATCTGCTGAATACATACAGTTCCCCTCCGCGCTCAATCACGGCACAGCAGCTTGTAAGATCAGTTGTCTGCGATAGATCGATACCTCCGACGCAGTAGGTGCTCCGGAAATCTTCTAAACGCAGCGCCTCTCCGCAGCATTTTTCTACTGTTTCAGCGGTCAGCCATGCCTGAGAGGAATTCTGCTTTATACAGCACTGCTTACAGAGGAATTCTGCTTTGTTTGAAAATGATGTCTCCGCCTTTGCGATCTCTTCGAGGATGTAATTCACCCCGACGCTTACGCCCAGGTTCGGAAGCGATTTCTGCAGCTCTGTGAGATCATTCCACTTCGATAGATCATCAATCGTATATAAAAAAGGCAGGATGCGCTTTTCGTTTGAGTGCCCCATTAAAAATGCCGTTGACCGCTTGAAAAGCTCATCGTAAATCCCGTTATTGATGTAATTTGCTGTCGTGATTGCTACGATCAGCGGATCCTCTCTGGCTGCCAGGGCGGATGTCATCACCTCATACATCTTTATCCCCTGATCGCCTTTCCAGGCCGCTACTTCGTCGCAGATCGACACCTGCGGGTTAAAACCATCGGCTGTAGATGCCTTGAAAGCTATTTTTTTGATGCTCGTATTGGTCTCTGAAATATACAGATCACTTTTCCTCGATTTTACGAGCGCTGCCAGCTCAGGCTCTGCGTTTACTGAATTGCGAAAATCTGAAAATACAATGTCAGCCTGCTCCAGCTTCGGAGCTACGAAGTATGCATCAGCGCCGTAAACGCCGCGCGCAAAAACTTCTTCTTCTGTAATTCCGGAGGCCAGAAGTGATTTTCCGTTTTTACGTCCAATCACCGTAAAAACCTCTCTCCATACTCTTACTCCGTTTTCATCTACGATACCGTAAATACAGCTGATCATAGCCCGCTGCCACAGCTGCAGGCCTCCGGCTTCCGCGATGCTTTTCGGTGCCCACTTCCCTTTCGGATGGTGGCAAAACTGTTCGATAAACATCACGGCCTTATTGGCCTTCTTTAAATCAAGGTGATACTCTCCCGATTCGATCCCATCCACGATCCTCTTATACAGCATGTGGATCCACTTTCCCGCCACGATGGATCCGTCGTTAATCTTCTGGTAATACTGGTAGATATAATTTTCTGTCATCAGCTATCGAGAAACTTCTGCAGCTTCGACTCCGGTTTTTCCTTCGGTAGCCTGTCGGCCAACAGCTTCAAATTGGCGGTGTACTGCTTTTGGAATCCGAGATATGCTTGCACTTCCGGTACTCCTTTTGTGCCAGATTGCTTCTCCCCGTTCTTGTATTCGTCCGAATATCCCTTCTCGTTGATCAATTTTTCCAGGTCTTCGAGAGATGTTTCGAGGTACGCTGTCCGCTTCATCAAAGGTGTCAGGAGATCCAGCTCATTCGTCGGAAGTTCTTTATATTTCCTGCGTATTCTGTTGTATGCTGACTTAATCCTCTGTTCTTTTGTTTTTTCTGACATTACACCCTCGCACAAGGCCCCTTAGAGAGCTATTCCGTGGTACCCGCGCCGGTCCCTTGGCGGTCCGACTCAAATTGTATATAGGGGGAGTACAATTCCCCGTATTTTTTGACATTTTGGAGTCCGCCGCCTCAGACGCCGCGGGTAGTCACTCCGCCATTTGGGTCGATCTTGTAGCGCCGCTGCCTCTCGTCGTGGAGCTCGGCGTGGCAGTCTCTGCACACCAGTTCCAGGTTGTCCCAGTTCAGCGTCACCGACGGATCGTTGATGTTGTCCGGCGTCAGGTGCACCTTGTGGTGCACGATCACGCCCGGCGTGTACATGCCACGCGCAAGGCACCGCTCGCACAGCCCGCCAACACTGGCAGCATACGATGCACGGCACCGCTTCCAGGCCTGCGACTTGTAGAAGGCCCTGGCCCATTCCTTCATACTGTCCACCTCCCTGCATAGTAAAGGCAGCGCAGTGGGTGAAAGGATGAAAGACCCGCTGTGCTGCCATGCGCCAGGAGGAACGGGATAAGAGCAGGCCAGCTCTTATCCTCGAATCTCAGTCTATAAAATATCATAGGTGCTTACTGCAAATCACTGCAAAGATGAGAGAGCGCCAGCTGGTAGATGAGATAGGTCTCACGCTCACTGTAAGAAATTGCCCGCGCCACCGCACTCATACTCATGCGGCTGTCACTCAAGAAATAAAGATCCAGCACCTGCCGCTCCCGTGTGTCTGCGAGAGTGTCGATCATTTCCTGCGCCTGCCGTCTTCGTAAATTCAGATGTGCAATTTTCGAAGACAGCTTATCCTGATAGTCCATAATCTCCGCAATTTTCGAAGACATCGAATCCTGCGGAGAAGTCTGTACCCGAACGCCATCGTAAGAAATTCCCTTCAGGCCGGCCGCCTGATTCTCGAGATCCTCGATCCGCAGCTGGAGCTCCTTAATTTCAGAGACCTCATTGCGGATACTGTAAAGAAATTCTTTAATATCACTCATCAGCCCGTTCTCCTGAAACCTCCCCGCCGCAGGCCGCATATCCCGCAATATCTATCCAGTTGTCATCTTTGGAATTTGCGGAGTTCCTCGCCACCTTAAACAGGATCATCATGTTCGCCACGTCTTCGGAATTAAGTGCCCGCGCCGCATCCGGCAAAGCATCGAGTTCAGCTTCCCACGCAGGATACTGGAGGCAGAAGTGCTTCACCGTCAAGTATTCTTCTTTTGGCAAATAATATTTGCTTTTCTTCGACAATTCGTTGCGCGGCATTATGCTTGCTCCCCTCGTTACTTCCTCCCACTGCTGTCAATTTATCCTCAGTTAAATGGCAGTTCTTCATCAATCCCATCCGGAATGCTCATGAATCCATCGCCTGCTGCCTCCGAGTTGCTCTGATTTTCGCCGCTTGCTCCTGCTGCCGCATCCGTTCTTACTGCTTCCCCAGTGCCATTTCCTGCGGCGCTCTTGCTCTCGGCAAATTCCTGGTCTTCCGCTACAACGTCCGTAGTGTAAACTTTCTGTCCGTCTCTGTTGGTATAACTGCCTGTCTGAAT